TGTGGGGTGCCCGCATATGGCAATGAAATTAAACCTGCTCACCGCTTAGCTCCTTCAATGTCAAACAGTTCGAGTTGTAGCCTGTGTAGTTCTCGCGTTATGTATTGCAGCTTATCCACTGCTCGGCGCAAGTCATTCTCAGTAGCCGAAGGCTCATTAGAGTCAAGGTTCCACCTGATGTCTGTAATCCGAAGGTTGATACTGTGTATCTCACCCTCAACAACAAGCACCTCGCGCTCTTTTAATCTCCTTTCATCCTTGTCATACATCGAAACCTCCTTTCGCTTGAGATATAAGCCAGTAATACTGCTGCTCTATTCTATGAGCCGCCGCCACCTTGTCTCCACCGCGCTTCATGTAAGCCACTCGTTTGGCGTCACTCGATAGCTTCTTGTAGGCTCGGACGATGCTTGGAGACCCGCTTACAATCTCTGGCGGGACCACTCCCAACCAGCCGAACGTAGCCCTCTCTTCTTTGGTGACGACCACGGCTAGGAGGTCCGGGCGACAGCCCTCTCAAGGTCCGTTGCTTCTTTTGTGGTTGCGCCCCGGTCGGCGAATGACAACCACTTGTCGGCGCTAAGGCCCTCCTCCTTATAGTCCCCGTTCTTCTCGTCCACTGGCCCCAGTCCCATCCTCTCGTCCAAGTAGACAATCGGCAGGTCGTGGTCGATAGCCCAATCAATCTCGAACTGCACACCAGGAGAGGTGTCCCATCCATTCAGCATCAGGACATAGAGAGCCGACGCCTTCGATAGGAAGGCCACGTCCAGGTTGAGCCACCACTCGTACTCTCTGTCAAAGCCAAACACGGTGGCCATGGCATGACTGTGGGTAATGGGCGAGAACACAGCCAACCCCGCTGTCTGTAGGGCTATGGCGGCACGGGTGACGGCGTGGTAGCGCTTCTCCCTACCAGCGCTACCCATCTCATCGCCGCTGCTGTATGGCGTGGCCAAGTAGATGAAGGAGGGGATTGTCTCAGATATAAAACGGTGAGCTGGGGTCTTAGTCATCTCGATACCTCGGATTGTAAAGGTGATAATCGTCACACAACTCGCCGTACACATGCCCCGCGTGGCACGTCCAGCCACCAGCGGTTAGTGCTTCGGCGTTCTTGCAGTTGACGCAGTCCGGCTCAGGCTTGAGGCCCGTCCAACAGGCGTCGAATTTGAAGCAGCCCTTACAGCGCCAGTCGCTCATGTCGGTAGCACAGCGCTTAGCCTCCCCCCGCATCACCATTTCGGCCCGTACAATAAGCGCCAAGTAGGCGAACTCGTCGAACTCAATATACTCGTGATGATAGCGCGAGTTGTTCTTACAGTAGGCTATGAAGAGGCTGTGTTTGAACCCGCCCATGCCCATCATAAGCTGGACCTGTGAGTAGTAGTTCGGGTGGCTGTACTTCACACCATTCTTCTTATACTTATTGAACCTATCAAGGTTCATGCTCTTTACTTCAAGTAGAGCCGGGTCGGCATCATCGAACTCAACGACACCATCGGCATGACCAACTACATGACCACCGCAACAGTTGTAAGCGTACTGATAGCCGGTTAGCTGATAGCGCTCCATTACATTGACGCCAGCCTTCTTCATGTCGGCGATGACCCAGTCCTCAATCCGGTGACCGGCCTTGAAGATGCGCTTTAGCTGTGGGTCGGGAGGGCTGCCGGGAAAGCCTCTATGGCTAAACGCCAATTCGGCGTCACATTTACCGCCGATGCCGCTTGCGCCAATGTACTGGCGAGTCTTCGGCTCCTTCTCGGCGGCGTAGCTCTCATCAATCAATTGGGTAATATCTGGAAGTGCCATGACGCATCCTTAAAAAGCGGGGCGAGCGGTTCGGGGAGGTGCCCGCTCGCCCCTAGCTGACAGGGAGGTGCCAGCGTTTAGAAAGGAATGTCCTCGTCTGGATCGTTGAGGCCGTTACTCGGAGAAGCCGACGGTGTCACGCCACCAGCCAAGTCGAGAGGGTCAAAGAAGTATTTGACCAACGAGCCGATGCGCTTCTCGTTGTTCTTGACGTAGTCTTCCGAAATAACACCCACCCCTGGCTTGAGGCCGACAAGTGAAGCGATGCCATGTGACCCCACATTGTTTGGGTCGGGGTGCCCGCCATGAACGCATAGCGCCTTGAGTTGCTCGCGACCAATGCGTGTGGCCTCTTGGCTCGACGGGATTTGTACGTTGATCCACGTCCTGATCTTGCCGAAGCCACCCTCGTCGCGTAACTCAAGTTCAATCATCTTGCCGCCAGCCTTGGTGTTCTTCCAGATGGCCGATATGACCTCACACTGATAGCGTCCAGGCGGTAACATGCCACCGCCCACTGCCGTCTTAACGTCGCCCAAGTTCAAATCTGAAAAGGAAAAATTACTCATAGTTGATACCCTCCTGAAGTGTGATGATTAAGGTTTAGTCGTGGGGTTCATGCGAGCGAACAGCTTGGTGATGTCGCTCTCTTTCTCGACGCTCTTGAGCACGCGCATCTCGTCTCGGACCTTGCCGTGCCAGCCCCGCGCCTCATCGGTCACGATGTAGCGCTCGACCTTCACGCCATCCTTTGCGCTACCGGCAGCCACGCGTACCCCGCATAGGACACAGTCAAAGATACCGGGAAGTTGCGTCTGTATTTGCTTACCAGCAAGCATTGGCCAGTATTCGTTCTCGCCGTCATTGTTCTGACTTTCCTTGGCAAGTGCCGTAACAATAACGTGCATGGGTAGATCGCGGATGGCCTTACAAACACCAAGCATAGTACTTGCGTACTCGCTCCATATATCGAAGCCGTTGACTTCTTTATTGGCCGCCGCGGCCCTCTCCTCAGCAGCCGTCTTCGATGCCCGCAGCGCATGGTCCGCCAGTTCGGTTAGGCTATCGACGCCTATCCACGAGTACCCCTTGGCTTTGAACTCATCCGACCGGATGAACTTGAAGATGTCCTTGAAGGAGTAGAGGTCGTTGTCCGAGTCAGTGGTGCCGCCCCAACTCGTAAACGGCAAGTAGTCGATGCCAGCCGTGCGGATGCTGCTCAGCCCACTCTCTCCACTGATGATGAAACCAGGGCCATACTCTCTCTGAAAGTGCTTCATCTGTGTCGTCTTGCCCCAACCGTGGAAGGCATATAGCAAGGTCTTCCGGTAGCTGGTGGTGTGGTCAGCCGTATTCATCACCGAGTCCATTAGGCTCATGTCATTTCTCCGGTTTAGTGATTGTGATTTTCTTTGCCCCAGGTTTACGGGTCAGAGCGTGTAGGTAAGGCTTCTTCGCTTCGTCGGTCAGTGCCTTAAACTTCTTCTTGTCGACCGCCATCTTGCGGCTCAAGAAGGCGGGCACCTCGTCACCAGCGCCGTGCATGACAGCCAGTGCCGCCTCGTCCCATGACCAGTTCTCCGCTACGCCTAGCGTCAAGATCAAGTCACCAAACGTGCGCGTCCATTCACCGGGTTCCTCTGGGAACTCAGCGACGATGCGCTCTTTAAGGGTTGTGATGGTTGCCTCGTTGGCTTTGGCCTGAGTAGTTAGCCGATGGTACTGATCCACCAGGTCAATAATCTCTGAGGTGGGAGCCTCGTCTTCTTCCCATTCCGATTCTGCTTGCATGACGTTCTCCATAAAATGATGACCGAAGCATACCGACTACTCTAGTCTATGCAAGAACTTTATCGTCATGTTTTCGGTACAACAGGACGCAAATTAAAATAACAGTTTCCACTTATTCGCCGCATCCCCTATGTAGTAGTGGAACCCCCACTGGCCTACAGGAATTAGTGATGCCCCAGAGATTTGATGTTCGTAAATTCGTAGATGACCTCGGCGGAGTAACCGTTGTGGCCCGTTGGTTGAGTGTGCCCAGAACCACACCGTATCGTTGGTTCCGTCAGGGCCACATCACCACATCAGTGCTGGCCAAGTTGAAGCAATTAAAACCTAAGTTAAATATCAACCGTTACTTCATGGAGGAATAATGTCTAACAAGTCGCCAGAACAAATATACATGGATGAACTGTACTCAGCAGCATCCGAATACTTGGATAGGGGATGGTCGATATTCCCCCTGTCCATTGACG